CTTGAAACTGACGCAAACTCTAAAGCATTACCACTAGAATTTACTCGTAATTGTTGATTAGCAGAACCTAATGATGTTAATCCAGTACCACCTTTAGTTACTGGTACAGTAGGTAAAGATGAACTAGCAAGACCATCTGTAATTGTAAAGCTAGTACCAGTAGGAATTGTAATACCACTTCCTGATGCTTTCTCTATCTCATTAACTTTAATTTTTGACATAACTTATACTTACCTTATTTTTTAAATGGTTGCAATCAAATGTCCACTACTATTCAAGCTAAATGTAAAGCCACTAGCCGCAAAGATTTTATCATCAAAAGCCGCATATTGTGTAGCTGTTATATTATCTTGCCCACCATTTGTTGTTGTTACTTGTAAAGAATCTAATACGCCATCACTATTTGTATCTGTCATAGTAAATCCATATACTTCTGCACTAGATGCATTACCTAATTCCCAAGCATTTCCAGCATCATTTACTTTAAATACTTTACCTGCTGATATACCGCTAGTAGATAATTGTGCTATACCTACAGTATTTTGACTAGGTGTTGCTATGTTTAATGTATCTCCTAGTTTTAATATTTTAATTGATTCGCCTGTACTTGGTGCGGCTGAGAATGTAAGAGTAGTACCTGATACAGTATATGCATCTCCCCAATGTTGCAGTACCCCTGATAATATTACTAATAAAACTTTTTCTGATGGTACAGATTCAGACATAGTAAAATCTACTCTATTGCCATCAAAACTTTCTGTTAAAGTTATAAGTTTATATTCGCCTGTTTGTATTCCTCTTCCAATATAAGGCATTATATAATCTCCAATGTTCCGCCACTAACTGTATATGTTACTCCACTAGCTACAGTTATTGGGCCTTTAAGAAAATAGTTTTTACCACTCTCAATAGTTAATGTTACATCTGCTGATATAGTATCAAAGTTTTTATATGCATTATCTGTATCAGATACTTCTCCACCTAATACACCAGCATTTGATCCTAATCTTGTAAGAGGCATTAGATAGTTACCTCCAACTCTCCATCACTATTTACAGAAAAAGTTAATCCTTTCTTAGCAAAAAAACTTTCATCATATAAATCTGATTGTGTAGTATCATTATTTGCTACAGATATATTATCTGTTCCAGCAGTCTTAGTTAAAATTAAATCTTCTTTTTGTGAACCTGATCCATTAGTTTTTGTAAAACCATATAAATCTATTTTACCTAATTCATCTTGTGCCGCAGTAGATAAATCTGATACTTCAATAGTACCAGCATCTATTGAGTCTGACGAAGTTATAACACCAGTAAATACTTGTTGTCCTATGTACCCCATGTTACCTCCTATGTACTAATTGCGTCTATATAACTTACTATTGCTTTTAAACTAGAAGCTGTATCACTTTTAGCTTTTAGTTTATCTCCTGATTTTAATATTATTTTTGCTCCACCATCAATTAATTCTAAACTTGAACCTGCTGGGATCGGTGCATTA